CACATGGTCCCCCTCAGTTGGCTTACGCCAACGTCAGTCCTTTAAAAGGGCTGACTCCACCTGAGCTTGATGTTGACGGCATCAGGACGTCCTCCACGTTGAAGATGTCTGCTGTCAGCGAATGGCTCGTCGCCTTGTTTCAGCAAACACTTGAGCAAGGCTCCAACCCCGGATATCGGTGAAACCGGTATGCGGGATTGAACCACATAGCCCTTAACCAAAGGGCTGTGAAGGGTAGCGTGAAGCTTCTGAGTTTCATACCCAAAAGCCGCACTTACCCTGCCTAGCACAGGAGATTCTGGAGCAACTAATGGATAGTTTCCTTGAAGGATCTTATCCAAGATGTTATCCAGATGTTTCGCGGTTTGCCACATACCTAGTTCATAGAACTGGTTACGTAGTGAAACCGCGGAAACTATCTCCTCGACGTGGTCCAGTTGGGCCGGAATATGGCGGCGGACACGGGCGATTGAAACGTCCGTGCCGTCGTAGTATTCCTTGCCGCAAGACTCTCTGAACTTCCCAGTCCAGAAGGACTTGCCCCGATTTACTCGAAACCCAAAAGCTTCGAGGTATCGGACAACGGAATGCACACTATCTACGGGGACGATGATGTCATCACCGTAGACGCGCACCACGTTCCTGAACTTGGAAACAAGTCCAGGGGTAACACGCTGGCTGTGCTCAGCAGCAATTCCCATCATAGCGACGGTCGCGAAGACCATCGCCTCGACAGGAAAGGTGAGAGCAGAACCCATAGACGCGAACTTGGCTAGGCGTATAACGCCATGGCCAGGCACGTCAGCCTTCCGAGACCTACTCGCATCGACACCCTCTGCCAAATGAGGATGCCGTTCAAGTAGGCGCCGTACAAGCTGATTGGAGACGCGGTCGGACGCTTCGCTAAGATCTAGCGTCGCAAGCTCACTGCTAAGCGAGCCCTCACGAGCCAGACGCTGGTTAGGCGTCTGATCCGTGAACCCGACAAGTCCGTGTGCACGGTTGTACATACGGACACCACTTCGAGACACCAACAAGGGTGACTCGAGGTATTCAACGAGTTTCGCCATTATCCCCTGCTGCACATACTGCATGCAGGTAGGTTCAATAGCGATAATTCGAGGCGTCTTCAACGTTTTAGGAACAGTTATGACCCGAACAGGTCTCTCCATTCCGGGTTCGAGGAACTCGACACGGGAGAGGGCATCAAGATGATACCTAGGGTTGGGCACGAGGAAATCCCCAAAGGGGAAAATCCTTTCGAGCCTTTCCGTCCACTCGACCTGATCAAACTTTCGGTTTCCCTTAAGTCGATCAGCGGTGGCTCCCGGACCATGCTTTGGAATGATGCTACGGTAGTAGATATCTTCATCTACTTGCTGCAGAACATCACCAAAGATGACAGACGATGCTTGCTCGAACTCCTCCAAGAGGAGTTCGGACATATCAGCATCGTTTCGTCGAACTTCCTTCTCACACTCGATGTAGCCGTCGATAGCCTTCTTCACCCGCGCATCGCTGCACGGTATAAGAATCTTGCTAAACATCAGCGTAAGCTGACGGATAGCAAATATGGCATCTACGTCAGGCTCATCGAGCAGCCAGCCCGTACGTCGATCGAAGACACGAGCCATGAACCCACCTAGAAATAGGGGGATCACCTCACCTTTGCCGGTTTTCCAACCGACAAATGAGCCAAGGGCTAGACGACCTTCGTCAAGACTTTTTTCGAAGTCTTTACAAAAGGCCGGCAGGGAGATCGTTAGAAACGATTCTCCTTCGTGCTCAGATCGCCTCACGACCGTTTCATAGTCGCGAGAGGTGCTGGTGCCACATCTGACTGCGAGTTCAATCGCAGCTACCTGCCAGAGCATCATGAGGCTTTTCATCTAGTACCTTCCTAATAGAGGGCTCACTAGATCCCGAGCCACGTGTGAGACTCAGACATTATACTGATTCCCCTGTCTACGACAGGGTTGTCAGCTCTCGCCACCAACAAGCTTGGTGGTGAACCCTGCAGTCGCGAGAAGGTCCGTAAGGGCCTTCAGGTTGTCGGTGACCTCCGTATTGTTGAAACCAACAGTCGGGTGGTCCACGACCACGTAAGCACTCATCGAGTACTCACGTGAAACGCCGTCCAGAAGAGGATCGGCCGCGATCTTGCGGAAGTCCAGTCGAACGGTTCGACGGTTCCTCTTACCATTCTGGTGAGAGACCGACAGCTTGATGTTACCGTCGGGAGTCGCGAAGACTCCCTGGTTGACACCAGCTGCGACACGCGGAAGCGTGTTCGAAACGCCCTTGACAGAGATAGTCTGAGGCTCAGCGTACATGGCAATGCTCCTGATCAGTGATTCTGACTACACCTCGATCTTTAGATTGAGGCTGTTTTGTTGGATGAACTGCCACCTTAACGGTGACCGCTGCCCCTGGATAGTCCAAGTGCAGCAATGATGGCAAGCTGACGATCAGACAAGTCTGTCGCCAGATCAATGCCAAATCCGTACGGTGTGGCCCTCTTCCTTTGTTTGGTTTCCCAAGTATAGGAATCTTTGAGGGTGACTGGGTGCCAACCATTTCCTTGGTTGATCTCACCAGTCCAGGTCAGGTCCACATGACGTGTCGAATGACACATTATGTAGCCATAACGCAGCACAAGGCCGTCCTGGGAGAACTGAGAGATGTTTTTAACAACATCACCAAAGTTCCCAAACCAGTCGGCGGCCCAACTCCACGGGGTAAGTTCCCATGCGGTACCCAGATCAAACCGGGTACCGTATAGGTGCGCTAGTTCAAACTCCGTCCGTCGCCACGTCCCCTTTGGGGGAACGTAGTACGTAAACGCGCCTGAGAACTTAAACTTTCGTTTAAGTGTCTCAGTACGAACTAGCTTACCTCGACCGATACTGTAGATAGATATTGAAGAACCAGCCGCTGGAAACACGTCTGGGAACTCTTCAACCTTTTCCACAGTCTCGGTTGGAAAGGTGTACTTTCTGCGGACCATACGGCCCGAGTCTCGCTCAAGCTGAGCCAGAATCTTTTCAGAGTTCTGGTAAGCCTCAGCGAACTTGCCCAGATCCGAGATGAGAGGCTTAAGCCCAAACTCTACGTTAAGGTACTCGCCACCAATATTCTTGGGGCTAGGACCACGCTTGAGAAGGGCTTTGCCGGGAATGGACGGAAGTCCTTCCCTCAACTCACCCAGAAACTGTGCGGCAGAAGCAACAGGATTGGTTGGAGAACAACGCGAGATAGCAGTAGTCCCATGAGAGTCCAGAACATCAGGGCTAACACAAGGGCTATTGCTTTCCCAAGCATTCCAACTACTTCGCGAGAAGTCGTTGTACTCTTGAGACGCGTAAATCCACCCACGACTACCTTCAGAACTCCAGTCGATTTGTCGACTAGGGCTGAGAGTGATCTTCTGGGTTTCAAAGTCTCCTCCAATATCCTCACTCCGACGACGCTTAATAGCGTTGAAGGGGTGACCTTCAGAACGCGTCCGCTGATGCGTTCTGGAGCGCTTGACATCCTCCTGGACACGATAAAGGTCCGGATTGTTCCATCGGTCAGGGGCCCATCGAGGGTCGATGACAACGGTGGAATCGGTATAATTACCGAGATGACGCAAGCGCTCTTCCATGGAATTCCGTATTTCTGGTAGGTGTCATTCTCTCTCCATGCACTGCAAAGGGAGAATCAGTGTGGTGCCGACTATCAGCACCGTGGGACCCCGG